GCCTGTTATTCCTGTTCTATTAGATTCGGTTACTAGTGTAGTATCTGATACTAAAACTGCTGCCGAACCGGTTCCTATGCCTATATTCTGTATGTATAGATTTGGTAAAGATGATCCAAGTCTAAATGCTACAAATTGTCTACCTGCATTAGTGAATACAATTGTGTTTCTCCATATTTAATTATAAAATCCTCCGCTCTTTACTATAGCAAAGTCTGTAAATGCTTTAGCCGATCCAGTGAAAGATCCTGCTAGTAGTCCCGGTTCAGATCCAGGAGACAAGTGAAATGGGTTAACTGGCGGTACAAATCCTGTTGAATAAATATGATAAGCAGACCCTGTTACTGAGTTAGTCAATACAGTCCAATACGAGCCTACTACGCTAAAATCTTCAGATGCTTGCTCTAATCTAGTAATAGTGTCAGTTTCTTGTCTGTCTGCCTCTTCGATTGCATTTAATCTATTACGAATATTTGTTAATTCGTCTGTAATATCTTTAATCTTTTTGTCTAATTTAACAGTAATTATCTTGCCTGATTGAACCGTGTTTTTATCAAATACATAAGATGCCGAGAGAATACCTATGTCTTCGTCTATATTAAAATCAGAAAGATTAACTCGAGCAGTGTTGCCTGGAGTTATGTCAAACCATCCTGTAATATTTGTTTCTACCCCCTTAAATGGATTAGACTTTTCTAGCTCTCGCTTGAGTATAGCAGTAGCAGTGTTTGGATCATTGATTGATTTATCGTTAATTATCTTCTCTTTTTTGCCAAATAGAGATATGGATTCTCTATCTTGACCGCCTTTTACTATTGGAATATCTCGATCATATTGAAATACTAAGTTGTCTCCCGAACTAGGAACCGCGTTGTAACCTATATCAGTACCAGATACGAATATAATTTGTTTATCGTTGAAGCTGACTAAATATTGTGGACCACTTGTTGGTTCGACTGTTAATTCGAATACTCCACCTACTTGAGGCGATCCGTTTACTGTTATTAAATTATTTCGTGGTTTGCTTAGAAGAGTAAACACACTTCCACCTAGCGGCGAACCAGCAGTAATTTCTTCTTGAAATCCAGCTAATGCACGATCTCCATACACAAATACAGAATTCCACATTCCTTCTCTTGTTTGATTCAGAGTAGATTTGTTTATTACTGTGTTGTCTAAAACAATTCCTGAATCGATATTTGCTCTTTGTTCGAAGTGTAAGTCTTTATCGTTATCTATGTAGAAATAGAATCCTGCCAACTCTGCTAACTGTTTAAGTGCTTCAAAAACAGGCGTATGATTAAACACTATTCGTTTAAGAGTTGTGCCAGTAACATTTACGTTTGTAGTAGTAATATTATCTACGTTGTTATCTATAATTGAAGCAACAATCGCACTTATTTCAGTATCAGTAAAAACTACTGGTTCTACTGTTGCATCTTGTAATCTTTGACTAAAGTCTCTACCGGATAATGTGACAGTTTGAGATGTTTCGTTTCCTTTAAATTGAACTCTTTCGATTACTCCTGTAAGTAATCCAGTCGAAGCATCAACTTCGTCTGCCGAGATGACTATTTCTTGACCTACTTGAAAATCTTCTGAATGTCTACCAAATGGCGAATCATAAGTAATTTGAAAAGTAGAAGAAGAATTAAACTCATTCATTGATCTAGTTACCTTCATAATACGATAATCATCAAATTGATCTCCGTCAATTACAGTTTTAGTTATAACGCTCATAGACTCTGTTTGAAATTTAGTTGGTCAGAAAGAGCATTAGATATTTCTTGTGGATCTGTACCGAATATGTTTTCGATATTTACTGTAGTATTAGATGCACTACTTGTTCTAGTGTCAGGCGTGAAACTATCTATCTCATTTAAAGAAGCTCTAGCACCACTTAAATCAAGATTACCCACAGCACCTATATTAACTCCAGGGACTCTGTTTAACTGTCTTATTAGAAAGTTTATTGCTTTGACTATTCCATTTATACTAATTTCAATAACAGTTAATATTCCGTTCCATACTTTTTTGATTGTTTGTCCAAGCGCAACAAAAAATGCAGAAATCTTACCCCAATTTTTTATAATTAATACTGGCAACGCAATAAATGGAGTAAAAATTGAAAGAAGAATCTTGGTTTTTGTGCCTAACGAATCCCACTTTTTCATAAGTATTACGACTGCTGCAATTAATGCAGCAATAGCTATACCAATTAATAAAATAGCTCCAGTTATTGGTAAACTTACTGCACTTAACGTACCAAAACCTGCTATTAGTAATGGCAACATAGCTACCATAATAAGAAGCGGACCAATTATCAATGCCAAAGCTGTTCCTACTCCAAGAAGCACTGCTGCAACTATCGCAATGGTCGGATGTTGTTCAAACCATCCTATAATTATTGCTAATTTGTCTGCTACAAACTTTGCTGCAGGTAAAAATATGTTTCCCATAATTCTGGCTAATTTTATGAAACTGTCTTGTATGTTAGAAACTTGACCAAGAAATGTTTTAGACTGTGCATCCATTAGATCAAAGAATCTTCCGCCTTCACTGGTCATAGTAATAAATGCATTTTCTACGTCATCAAATCCTATTTCACCCTTAGACACCATATCGGTTATTGCAGCTTCTGTTAGACCAAAATTTTTAGCCAACTCTGCAATTAAAGGAACACCAGCTACAGCAAAATCTCTTAATTCTCTACCAGTTAATTTTCCTTGAACACGAATTTGACCAAAATTTAATGCTATCCTATCAAGCGGTACACTTAATCCAGCAGACACATCACCTAGTGCTTTAAGTGTGGGAATCATATCCTCTGCAGCAACACCCATACCTAATAATAATTTAGCATTTTGTTCAATACCTGGTATAGTAAAAGGTGTCCTTGCTGCAAAATCTGCTAAGTCTTTTAATAATTTATTCGCTTCTTCTGCGCTACCAAGCATTGTAGTAAAAGCTATTTGAGTTTGTTCAAATTGACCAGCCATCTTTATCAGACCTCCCACTGCAACTGCACCAGCTACACCGACAGCAGTTATTCCGGCACCTACTTTTGCCATAGACTTCTCTGCAGAATCAAATGTTTTACTAAACTTATCAATTGCGCGAATAGTAATATTAACTGCGCTTCCACCGATTGCGCCTCCTGTAAATCCACTTACCACTATCTTTTTGACTTAGCTTTTCTCATAGCTTTTTTATTTTCAGCCTCTAATTTTTTTAAATAACGAACTACTCCTTTGTAATCTTTAATAGTTAGTTTTCTTACAGTATCTAACGACCATTTAAATTGATCACAAATTACTATTTCTGTATTTAATCTTTTAGAGGCGTCTGAAAATCCTCGTCTAATCCATTTAACTCGTTTATTTTTTGTTGTAAACTTATTCCGTCTTTTAAAGATATATTATCATATTCTTCATCTGTCATTCCTGTAGATGCGATTATCATATGTTTAGCAGCTTCTTCTTTCGAAATATCTGCCATTCCTGTCAAATCTTTATATTTTAATTCTTTCAGAATAAATTCTTTGTCATTAATTTTAATGTTTTCCATTTTTAAATTTTACTATATTCTTACAAGCTATACAAATAACTTTACTTTTTCCTCTTGAGTTAATCGATTTAAAACACTTTGGACATTCAATCGGTTTATAAACTGAATTTCCAATCATTACCCATCCAAAAAGTATCATCATATAGCCTCCAATTAGAGGTAAGAAACCAATTATAATTAATATTAATGGAATAGATAATAAACATATTACGAATCCTGATAATATTATCATTGATCCTGTAAATGTCATTAACATTGTTTCCACTAGGTTTCTTTTCTCTTTAATGAATTGTTTTGTCATGTTGCCTCCTTTCAGTTCCTTGTTTATTTGTCCGTAGACATTAGGCTAAAAATTAACGCCTAATTTAATTAAAGTATTTATATATATAAATGTTTAGTATGGATTAAAAAGTACTGTACTATCTGTACTTGTCCATTCTTGTGCGCTTACGTTTTGTGGTTTAATTTCTATAGTAGACTCGGTTGCTCCCTCATTTGTACTTGGATTCTCGAAAGTCATTATCTTACATCCACTCATCGTAAAGATTGCATGTTGAGATCCTGTACTTGTAACATCTTGGTTAAAATCTAGTACCGCGTTAAACGTTGTATTTGACTTATACAAATCGTTGTACATAAAGTCTGCGTCATTTCCATCTAAATCTAAAGTTATACTTAACGTATAATCTCGGTTTTGAGGAAATGGTGTACTTATGTCTCTACTTCCATTAAGATAATGAGGTGCTTCTATGTTTTGGTTTATTTCTAAACTAACTTCTTTAGTAGTATCCAAATTACTTCCTGCTACTGTTAAACTTGCAGAACTCCATAAATACGGTTTAATGTTATCTTGAGTTACAGAAGTTGTTGTACCTGAACTTGAAACAAGTGTTTGTCCAACATAATCTAAATCTACTGTTATCTTTTCTCCTTGAGTTGCTGTGATTGTAGTAGTATTTGGAACTGCTCCGTTAACTGTTCTAATAAAGTTTCTACCTGTTCCGGTTGATTGTTTAGAATCTTCTAGAGTGAAACTAATAGGTGGATTCAGTGTACCAGATGTAAATGCACTTTGTCGTGCGTCTGTATCTATTTGAGTTGAATCGTGTAGTACATTTGTACCAGATGAACCGTCTACTGTAGAACCAATTGCAAAGAATGGTATCCTAAAGTTTTGAGCATTATAAGTAAGAGTACCAGTTACGTCTCTTGGTCCTTGTTGAAGGTTACCGAATGATCGAGATGCTGTTCCTAAGAATCTATCTTCTAACTTGTTTTCGTTATCATCAATAGAGTTTTCAGTTACCTCTCCTATCCAAACTCCGTTACCTGAAGCATTTGCATAAGTGCCTGACTCATGTAAAAGTACTATTTTGTTTGCGTCTTGAAGGTACCTAGCACACATTTTCTATTATATTATTTTTCATAATATCATTACCTCCTTTCAAATTTCGTTTACCCCTGTTGGGGTCTATTTTAATATGACATTCCCTACAATAAGTTATGCCGTTATTAATATTAAATCTCATATTTTCATACTTTGCCCATGGCATTATATGATGCGCCTCTAAATAACAATTATTTTTAAAACAGTTTTGACAAGCATAATTGTCTCTTTCAAACACAGTAGTTCTCCATTTTGCATATTTTGAACTACCACGCAGTCTCTTATTTTCTGTAATTCTAAATCCACTCCACTCTTCTTTTTTCACTCCCTGTTGAGTTATACTTATTTTTTTTGCAGTTTCTTTGTAATCTATAACTCTATCTTCAAACTTCCCATCTTCCCATGCTTTTTTCATTCTTTCTGAATGTTCAGGACTTTTATAGCCACCACCTGTACTCCATGGTTTGTGCCCTTTTTTAAAATGAGTTCTTCCAGTATTTTGACATCTCCCATTATTTGCGCAAGTTCTACTACAATTCTTTCTTCTTATCGCATGGCTCGGACTACATTTAAATTCTGTTCCGCACCTTTCACATTCTTTTGTCACTCTTTGATCTCTCATTAAATGTTAAAGAATCTATACTGAAGCTGTATGATTCGTGATTTATTTCCGCCTTTTCCTGGTTCGTCGACTCTAATTGAACTATTTATATTAAAATCATGAAAATCGTTATCTATAGAACCGCTAGATGCATCAAATTGTATATTTGCTAAATAGTTCATTATATTTTGAGTTAGTTTGTCTGATTGAGCTACACTCTTACTCCAGACTCTTATTTCTAAGGTTAAAGTAACATCCATTGCGGTAGTTTGCATTCCTGCTCTAGACTCTTCAGTATTTGTTATTTCTAATGTAATTAGTGGATATTTAACTTCACGTTCTGGATAGGATGTCATAACAAATGCTGAACTTGATCCTCTATCTGCTAGTGGGTCGTCAATGTTAGTACTAAGTTGGTCTTTTAACCAGAATAATAAATCTGAATACAGTGTACTTCTGTTTGTCATGGATCGCTTTCCTTTTGATTACTCGCTTGTAATCTAGTATGATATGCTAAGAATACTTATATAACTTTGGACTTTCTATATATATTAAAGTTTCTTAACTTCGTTGGCAATAATGTTTCGAATCTTTGGTTTCGCTCTATCAGACGAGTTTCTGAAATGTTTTCTAGGAGAATTCTTAAAGTTTGTACCAAACTCTAATTTTCTTGCGTATGGTAATTGACTGAATACTTTAGCTTCTAAATTTCCTATTTGAAATTCGACTGAGTTAAGAAAACGTCCGGTATCTACTGAAATAGGTTCAGCTTTACGACCAGCAATACTATCTTTAACTTCTCCTTGCAGGAAAACAGCAGATTTGACTATGCCTCTTTGAATATCTTTCTTTATATTTTGATCTTTAGTTCTAAGAAACTTTTTTACTTCTGGTATTCCTTTGATGTCTATGTCAAAGTTTTTAGGCATCTAATAGACTCCCTGTCAATTTACGAACGAATTGTTGTTTGTATACAGGGATTCCTTCAGCTTCCCATTGTATTCCACCGTTTGGTATACTAGTAAACAAGTCTCCAGGACTGCCAATTTGTACATCTACTAATTGAGTACTACCTGTAAAGGCTATAGAGCCATTTACGTAAATCTTTTTGTCAGAATCGACTATCTTCCCTTGTTGTAATAGATTTGAGTCATGTGAACCTTGTCTTGTGTTTACTGGTAAAACT